AAAGATGTTGACATGAACGATTTGATTTGCTAGATTGTGTTCATCAACAACGGAGAACACGAATGTCTCGTGATGCTGCAATTCTTGAAGCTCTTACCAAGACCCCTGCTGGTTTGACTGTGGTGGAACTTTCCCTTATCCTTAATCGGACAGGTGGTGATATCACCAAGGGTGTGTCTTCCCTAAAAAAGGCACACAACATCGTCACCAAGCATTGTATGCAAGAGTTTAGCCGTCGTAAGACCGTCAAGTACATTCTCAATCCTGTTGTGTAAAAGTCAAAGGGGAGACCTACCGTCTCCCCAATTTTCCTCTTGACAACACCACAACAACCTTATATTGTGCGTTTATCAACAACGGAGATGACACATGACACACCTTACCAAAGATCAAGCAGTGGATCGTTTGGTTCATATTCCTCGTGATGATTTGGTTGAACTGTGCTATTATGCACACAAAGACCAGTATGGTGTTAAGGGAAGACATCTTCTTGATTATTCGGTTCCTGATCTGGTATCTTGGTATATCGTTCATTATGATTGGAATGAGAAAGGTCAATATTGGGAGTCCATTCAACCTTTTGAGGATGTTGCATGAAGAAGATTGCCATATATACTTTAACAACAATCAGTTTTGGCTTCCTGCTGCTAATTGTGGCAGGAAGCCTAGTTTAAGGAGATTTGTATGATTGGAAGTTTTGAAATTTATACTATGGACAATTGTCCGTATTGCATTAAGGCTAAAGATTTGTTGTGGAAAAACAACATATATTTTATAGAAAAGAAACTTGATCGTGATTTTTTCAAGGAAGATTTGGCAAGAAAGCTTAATATTCCAGCCACAGAAAAAATCACATTACCACAAATTTTCCTTGACAACGAAAGTATTGGTGGCTATAATGAGCTTAATATTTGCTTTGATGTAATTCGAATGATGAAGCACATGAAGGGATCATAGACATGATGACTCGTGATGAGATCAAGAGCATTCTAACCAAGAATGTTGCTACCGTTTCTTTTACCAAGAGTGATGGTACTCTTCGTGATATGTTGTGTACATTACGAGAAGATCGTCTACCTCCTATCGTAGAAGATGAAAATACAGAAAAGAAGAAACGTAAGTTCAATCCTGATGTCCTACCCGTGTGGGATGTTGAGAAGAGCAGTTGGAGGTCTTTTCGTATTGATTCTGTAGAGTTTATTAAAATTGACATGAAGGATAATGATTGATGCCACATCCACATAAATGTAGGCCACGTACTGGTCGTCGTAAGATTGGTTCCAAGAAACGTAAGGCCCGACGTAACAGAAAAAAGTAGTAACAGAAACCTCAGCAATTTCAGTTGCTGGGGTTCTTTTATAAATATTCATGCTATTTGCATGGAGTGTTTTATGACCGATAATGTTCTGACTTTTCCCAAAGAAAAAATTATAAGAGAAGTCCCTTTTCACAATGAAAAACTGGAAGAAATAAAGGCAAAAGGAACACAAAATTTTGCAGATGCCATTGTGCAAGATATTGCTGAAAATATTCTAAATGAATTTGGTGGTGTGGGATTAAATACCGAAGCAGAAACCTTCAGCAAAGATTTTCAATTATTGATCAACGTTCTAACAACCACTGTGTATAGAAGTGTTGGTCTTCCCCACCCATTTCAAAAAATTATCGACGAAAATTTTGATTTTGTGCCTGTGGAACAAATAGAACTTGACAAGCCCCAATAAGTTCTATATAGAGAATAGAACAAAAATTGTGAGGATAAAATGTTACTTGTCGATCTCAATCAGGTGCTTATTTCTAATGTAATGCAACACATCAATATGGTGGGTAAAAAGGATATTTCTGAAGATATGATACGTCATATCGTTCTCAATAGCCTACGTGCTTATAATAAACAGTTTCGTACCAAATATGGTTCAATGGTCATTTGCTGTGATTCCAAAAAATATTGGAGACGAGATGTTTTTCCATTTTATAAGTCACATCGTCGTAAGGAACGTGAAAAATCTGATCTTGATTGGACTATGTTTTTTGATGTATTTGGAAGACTCAAAGAAGACTTGAAGCAGAGTTTTCCATATCGTGTAATCGAAGTGGATGGAGCCGAGGCTGATGATATCATTGCTGTACTGGCAGCACAGTTTTCTGAAACAGAAAACGTTCTGATTCTATCATCAGATAAGGACTTTGTTCAACTACAGAAGTATTCTAATGTGACACAATACAGCCCAATCCTTAAACGGTTCATTTCAACAGAAGACCCTCAAATATATATCAAGGAACACATTCTAAGGGGTGATCGTGGTGATGGAATTCCTAATTTTTTGTCTGCTGACAACACCTTTGTCGTTGGTGAAAGACAAAAAACAATAAATAAGACGAAACTCAACGAGTGGATTAGGCAAGACCCCGAGTCTTTTTGCACAACAGAAATCATGAAACGTGGTTACAACAGAAACAAAATGTTAATTGATCTGGACTGCACACCCGATAACATCAAGACACAAATTCTTGATGTATATAACTCCACAATCCCAGCAAATAAAAAAACAATGTTAAATTATTTTATGCAACATAGGCTTAAAGCCTTGATGGAAGTGTGTGACGAATTTTGAAAAGGATAGAAACAATGAAGAATGTTTATGAAGTCTTTCGTGACTTTGAAAATGCCAAAACAAAAGAAGAAAGGGTGCAAGTACTACGTTCCAATCCAAGTTGGGCACTCAAGAATGTTCTTAAAGGAACATTTGATCCAACGGTACAATTCATTTTGGAAAAGGCACCACAATATAAATCATCAAATGCTCCGGCTGGACTAGGATACACATCAATTCATCAAGAATTGGGACGTGTTTATTTGTTTGAGAAAAACAATCCACGTGTTGATCCTAATTTATCGTATGAACGAAAGGAGCAAATACTAATTCAGATTCTTGAAGCACTGGAAGCTCAAGAAGCTGAAGTTTTCATGAATATGCTTCTCAAGAAGCAGAAAGTGAAAGGACTAACGCAAGCAATCGTCAAAGAAGCTTTTCCAGGGCTTATCTCAGAATAAAGAAAGGTAAAAAGCAGTGAAGAATAAAGTTCGTCAATTTGATCAGTTCGATGTTGATTATGAGGAAGAAGACTTTCGTCCCAATAAGAAAAAGGACTCTCCAAGACGTAGGCCAGTTCGTAACTGGAAAAGGGAATGGGATATGAAATCGGACAAGTTTGATGAAATAGACGACTTTCATTCTAAGTAGGAATACCTAAGTAATCGTTTTTTATTGACTGTCTTCCTTGTTGCTTGTATCTTAGGATCATCAACAACGGAGACGGTCAATGCTGAACATCGACAAATCCAAGTCGTATGCTACTGAAGAAAACCTGATCAAGGCTCTTAAGAAGCTTCATGTTCAACAGGGTTATGTTGTCGTTAAGAACCGTAAGGGTCGATGGACTGCTGTTTTTTCGTTTCATGTCCATGGTGTTCGTATGGTCCATGCTGGTTTCATGACGATCAATTAAAGGAGCCTTCGGGCTCCTTTTTTCTTGTGTTGTTCTTCTAAGTATGCTACAGAAGTGAGTGTAGCAATTAGGAGGTTAACATGAGGTCGTATGTTGTAGAGAAGGCAGGAAGTAATGTTGTTGTGTTGGGTTCAACATACAACAATACAGGCTATAATGTGTTCTGTTACGATGACAACGAGTGTAAGTTTGTTGAGTTTTTCCTTGACAAAGATTGTGCAGAAGCATATGGTCAGAAGTATCTTGAGTCGGATTGGATCGTTCGAGGTTGTCCAATATCTGCTTACTATGATGCAATGATGTCAGCTTAACAAAGGAGACTGTGACATGAAATCGTATGCAATAACCAAGATGCCCGAGAATGTTTTGGCTTATGATCGTCGTTGTACTCACCTTCTGTATTTCTATTTCAATGGTAATCTAATTTCTATCATTCCTCACACATCATATGAAAAAGCTGAACATGAAGGACTGATTTATATTGACGGCATACCTTCTATGCTGTAGTATCAATCATCAACGAATGGAGATGGATATGTATCTTACACGTAAAAACATGGAAGATGCTTTGGTTCGTCATCTTGCAATAACCAAAAAAGATGAAATTGTTTCATTTCCATTCCATGCAGACAATCGTAAATTTGAAGTTGTTGCTTGGATTGGAACAGGAGCATCTGTTGCTTTTAACTACTTCATTGATGATAAATCATATATCGACAAGTTGAAGATATTTGATTATTATCTTGACGAAGCACAATGGATGAACTAAACTACAACCCTTAACCGATGGAGAGACAAATGAGCCGTACTGCTGATCTTTATGAGAAGTTGGAAGACTTGGTTTTTGAGGCTATCGAGAAAGGTGCCAACAACACCAACGAAGTAATGGGTTATGTTACACAATATATTCCCAAGAGCATGGTTTCGTATAATTTGATTGAAAATATTATTGAGGAAGCATATGGTGAAGAAGAAGACTATCAAGAAATCCCAACATACCACTAATTTACGAGAAGAGATTAGAAAAGCAAAACATAAATCAAAGATAACAATCAATTTTGATTTGATAGACGAAGACTTTGATGGTGTTACGGAAAGTGAATGGCAAACAATAAAAACGACATATCGACACCTTGTATAAAAGTATGTCGTTTGGCACCCAACACAGGCATATGTGTTGGGTGTTTTCGTACCATACAGGAAATTTCTGCTTGGGGACACTTGACACAAGAAGAACGTAAGAATATACTAGTTCGTCTTGAAGAGAGGAAAGGTCATGAAAAAACCCAACAAAGCTAGAACAGCATATGTTCTGTTTGCACGCAACACACCATTTAAACCCAAGATCGTCAAATCATCCAAGAAATACACTCGTAAAACCAAACACAAAGGGATACCAGAACAATGAATATTTTCTATGTCGATTCAAATGCACAAGTAGCTGCTCAGTCTCTTGTTGATCGTCATGTGGTCAAGATGATTTTGGAAACCACACAGCTACTATCAACGGCACATCGTGTTCTTGATGGTGTGGAGACCATAGAGAAACAATATTCTTCTGGTGTAATCAAACCAAGACTTCGTAATGTACGTCTGTACAAACTTAATGATGAACGTGATGGTATTTTGTATAAGGCCACACACATCAATCATCCATCTTCTATTTGGGTCAGACAATCAGCAGCCAACTATGATTGGCTATATCAACACCTTTTGGCTTTGTCTGATGAATATGAGTTTCGGTATGGTAAAAAGCATAAATGTTCTTCCTTATATGATGCCCTTAAAAATCAACCACTAAATATTCCAACAGGTTCGTTCACACAACCAACCCCTGCAATGGATAAGTCATTCATAGTTTCAGACGACTCTGTTGCCAATTACCGTAACTATTACAAGAACGGTAAATCTCATTTGTTTAGGTGGACCAAACGTAATCCACCCTCCTGGTTAGAGTAAAAAATTAAAACGCAAAAAAGGAGAAGTATCATGACAGTCAAGCAAACTGTTATTGCAGCAGCATTTTTGGTTATTTCAACACCAGTTTATGCTAACGAAAATATTTTTGATCGTGCTTTTTCATATTTGAATCTACATGAAAGAAGCAACAGAACACAAATTCAAAAAGTTACCAAAGTTGATCCTGTACGTACACCCTGGTGTGCTGCATTTGTTAATGGTATTCTTAAAGAGATTGGTTTATCTGGAACCAACTCAAATATGGCTATCAGTTTTAATAAATATAAGACACCAACCAAGACGCCCAAAAAGGGAGATATTGTGGTTTTTGCACATCATGTCGGTTTCTTTCAAAAATTTTCAGGAAATAAAGTTGCTGTCTTGGGTGGCAATCAAAGCAATAAAGTGAAGGTCTCTTATTTTTCTAAGAGTTCCGTTTTATCATACAGAAAGGTTTAATGATGCCAACATATTCTTATTTGAATAAAAAAACAGGAGATATTTCTGATATTACTATGTCCATTTCCGAAATGGAAAAGTTTGAGTCTGATAATCCACATATGCAGAGAGAATACAATACACTAAATATTGTTGATCCTGCTGGCATTGGTGTTTCTCGTCCACCTGCTGACTTTCAAAAATATGTTTTAGGTAAAGTCAAAGCAGCATCACCAGGAGCATCTGCCGTTGGTAATAAACGATGGCATATTCCCAAGGAAATTTGATTGATTAGAAATACATACAAAACCAAACAGATACCAAGGAGTTCTTCTGAAACCAGAAGGGCTCCTTTGTCGTTTAAAGGAGCACATATGGCCAAGAAAAAGCAAAAACAAGTTACTGAACACAGTAAAAATCATTTTGAGCTAAAAAATGTGCAACCCCTGACACCCAATCAACAGAAAACCTTTTCTGCATATAAACAGGGGAATAATCTATTTTGCCACGGTTATGCAGGAACAGGAAAAACCTATTGTGCTTTATATTTGGCCTTGGACGAAATATTAAAAGGTTCGTTGCAATATAATAAGATAATTATTATTCGATCTGTTGTTCCATCTAGAGACATGGGATTTTTACCTGGAAATATTAAAGAGAAAAGTCAAATTTATGAGGAACCATATCGAGAAATTTGTGATGATTTATTTGGTCGTGGTGATGGTTATTCTATACTCAAGATGAAAGGTTTGATTCAATTTACTACCACATCATTCCTAAGAGGAATCACGTTCAATAATGCTATCGTTATTGTAGACGAATGCCAAAATCTAGAATATAATGAACTATACACAACTATCACTCGACTGGGAAATGAATCCAAACTTATTATCTGTGGTGATTTTAGACAGACAGATTTAAAGGGTAATACCAACAAATCTTTGTTTCATATAATGAGTATCATGAAACAAATGAGTAAGATGTGTTTTATTGAATATGAAAAAGAAGATATTGTTCGTTCTGGTTTTGTTAAAGAGTTTATTATTCGAAGCACCGAATATACAGAAAGACTAAATATCAACAACAATCAATTATAGGAAATTTAATAAATGTCTAATAGCTTTCTGGTTGAGAGAATT